CTTCGGAACAAACACGATCTCGTTTCCTCGTACTACATTGAGGGCATCTCTAGTAAGAGATACGTCCAACGAGGGGAACTCGTCAGTTTGTAACTGACAGTTAACCCAGGAAGGCGTACTGTTTATACAGCAGTGGCCCATAACGAGAGCATTACTCGTAACATCAAGTCTAGCTTTAAACTTGACGTATGCTGAGGTATAAGACCCAGTGCAACTTGTCGTCGCACCGGGGCCCCAACCAAACGCATGTGAGATTCGATCAAGGTTCGGCTCACGAAGAACTGAGGATATTTTTTGCCGTGCTAACCGGAAAATCCGCTGCATCGACAGGTCCCATAAAGATGGGTCCTCCTCAAGTTTTCTGAACCTAATATTCGTCGAACGACACATGTCTTCGAATTCGAAGAACGATGCCTTTGCTTTTGCTTTAGGATCCAAGTCCACATGAGTGAAATTCGGATACTTTGACAGAAACTTAGACACAAAATAATCATCACCAAAACTTTTTGAGTCGAGGTAATGAAGAGGGTCGGTTTCCAACGAAACTAGCTGAGCATACTCCCCATGTTTTAACATGAGATATGCAGCCAGAGACCGAGGAGAATCGACGGCTTCGAAAATATCCGAAGAAACAGACATCAGTATCTTCTCAGATACCTTACGAGGTAGAGGTTTCAAACTCTCTACGAGTTTACGCTTGTGCATAAACAACCTTTCTAGTTATCTATAAAGGGAACGGACACGATCGAAACGAGATCTTACCAGATCAAGTCAAGGTCGTGCACCATGTTGGTGACGATAGCCTCACCGATCAGATCACGCAATTGGGCCAGAAGGTCCTTGCGTTCCTGAACAGTAGCGCGATCGGGAAGAACAAACTCCACGGTCGCCAGAGGCGTATAAGCCACCGTCGGTGCCGGCTGAATGCCGGTCGACGTACTCGGTGATGTCTGCTCGAGGATGGGGGTCTCGAGCTTAAAGACGAACTTGTTCGTCCTTGCCTGTTTATCAGCCAACCGCTGAGAAATGGTGAGTCGATTCTGCCCGACAAAGATCGCTTGGGTGCGATCCTGCCAGCGAATCAGCCCATCACTACTCTGAGTTGGACTGTAAACACGGTTTACTGGCGTCACGGGCGTGGCGTCAGTCAGTGTGATATTTGCACGTTGTGCCATATCAGATTACCTCTTGGAGAGTAAATACCCGCTAGGAAATCTAAACGGGTTGCTCCTCTACTTTCGTAGAAAGAGACTTTGTAGCAGAGCAATTGCAGAGGCTGCATGAGCAAAGCTACGGGGATCCTTCCATTTTGGGAAGCCGTAGGAAGGGAAAGACGTAAGCTTCGTTCGCGTAAACGTGAACTGACTATAGTCGCTCTTCCCACTGCCCGACCTTACAGAAGTGTTCCCCCCCGATGGCGGAGGAGAAGAAAGTACCAAAGTCTGAGAGTATGAGTACACATCAAGAGTGGTTTTCCACCCTGAGTGAAACTCAAGTCCGTTAAAAGCCGATAAGGCTTGCAACGCGTTACCAACTGGTAGAAACCAGTCAACAACGAAAGAGAATGGCACTACTTCCCACGCTATCGTAAGCGGATTTGAGAGGCCGAAGGAGTCAACTATTGATATGGATCCAGAAGGAATTCTGAATTTCACACCAATGGCGACCCTGATACTAGAATACGCATTAAAAGTACCATAAGCCCCAGGAGGGGATCTGGTAAGTCGAGTCCCCAAACGGGACTCGCTCTTTGCGGTCTGGTATCGAAGAACTGACCCGCGATCAATCAGAGCCTGAGCAGTTGCTTGGGCAAGATTTCGCGTATCGTTCAGCAGAGGCTTCCATCCGTAGCTATACTCTAACCAAGTATCCGCAACAAGATCGGTTACCCGACTTTGTCCGCGATTCAGATGTAACTTATCATAACGGACTTTTCTGGAGCCATCTTCACGGACGGCTTTAGCCCAGCGCCTGTTGTAAATACGAACATCTTTAACGGTGTAAGTTACACCGATACTTTGAAGAGCATCACCAAGTCTCCCTTTCTTCAAAGCTAGAAGAAAGCCAGCAACACGTTTCGCAGTATGCGCCACGTGTTGTGCGGTCTTTCC